TTTCCTCGTTGGACTTCTTGCCGCCCTCAATCATCGCCTTATAAGACTTTTCAAACTCTGGCCCCAACTCTCGAGCAGCAGTCAACATCTGCTCGCCACCAGAAGCCTTACCAGCCTGCAACAAAGAAATAACCTGAGCAGCCGCTTGCAAACCCTTCTCCATGTCACCTGACGTAGCAGCAAAGTCAGCCAAACCACGCAAACCAGTAACCGTCTGACCCGTAACTCGAGCATTCTTGGAAGCAGCAGCAAAAGCACCTGTCAAAGCCTGGACACCAAAAACAGCCAACTGAGCGTCACCCTGCATCGCCCGCAAACCACGGCTAGCAGACGCAAACTGACCGCCATACGAACCGACACTCTGAGCGGCAGCGAACTGACGCATAGCCGCAGCAAACGTTGCAGCCAAAGCAGCAACCCCAGCGGCAGCGTTAGCAGCAGCAACACCGACACCACGAACAGACGCCTGATAGCCCCTTGACAAGAGCTGACCTGTCTTCAACAGCAAGTTCACCGAAGACAAAGCCGCAGCATAAGCAAGAGTTTCAATACCAGCAGCCTTGAACGCGAACGTCAACAACTTCATCATGCCTTGCAAGCCCTTGGCTCCCTTTTTACCGGCACCAAAAGTGCGGTTCAGGCGATTGTGAGAACGGTTATACCTATCCGTGTCACGCTCGGCATCTTTAGTTGTCTTATTGTATTTACGTAACTCTTTGTCGTTATCGCTAATGGATTTATTCAGACTTCGCTGACGCTTCTCCATAGCGTCAAACCGGTCATTCAAATCGCTAAACGTTTTCTCACACGCCTCAGCCTGAGCGCACATCGCAGCAAGTTTGCGTTGAACCCGATCAATAGCAGAAGTATCAGCCCTGACATTGATCTTAATTGTTACACGTTCTTGGTCCGCCATGAACGGGCTCCATCAGGGCTACAGGTGTCGATTACTAAGACCGATTTTGAGCACGTTTGCGCTCAATTTCCTCACGATCTTCCTGTATAACTTTAGCACACGCATACCTGAGCAACCATTCCTCATCGCTACTATCTAAAATGCGAATTGGGTCTGTGCCAAACAACTCCCCTAAACGTGCCGCGCTTTTAATGCGCGGATCATCGACCAGTTCGTCTAGGAGATCTTCGTAGGGTCCACAGTCTCAACTGTGTCCCCAAACCCTGCTGCATCAAGGATCGCCAAAGCAGCAGACTCAACATGAGGTTCAATACCGAAAAACGCCAACACGCCATCCGGAATCGGTCGAGAAGCACCCACCATTTCCAAAATCGCAGATGAACCAAACGTGTAAGGACGTCCCTGCTCATCCTCTGCAATCTCGTTATTGAAAGCAATACCGGTGCAAGTGTGCCCAACAACGCAAGCAGCGAACTTCGTCGCATCCATGCCGTTCTTAGTGTCCTCACCAGACTGCTTACGCCATGCACGCATCTGCCCCTGAGTCACATTCGGAGAAACCCGAACAGTCACACCAGGACGCTCCGGAACCTCAATGAAAACCTCAGGGCGCTCAATCTTCTTGCTCAGTGTTTCTTTCAACTGATCAAGAACCGAAGCAGAACCAGACGTTGCCGCACTTGACGACGAATCCGAAGAACCGCTGTTCATTTCGTAAAGTTCATCACTCATAAGAAAGCACGCTAGCACAGCAAAAGAGACGCCAGTGGAACACCGACGCCTCTTTCACCAACTGTGGGTTGTCTGATTTAAAAAGAACTATCAGGCAGGGCTGACAGTGGAAACGCTGAAAGTCAGCGAATAGGTGGCGGGAGCCCCTGAAGCAGCGTCACCCTCAGGCTCGGTCAAACCAACGAGCAGACACTGAGCGTAACCACGGTGCGACTGAGGGTCGCGAACTTCGCAGTTCAACTCGTAAATGTCCACGTCGTAGTACGCACGACCAACCATCTGACGAAGATTGTTCAGGAACGGCTTGTCCTGAGCATCGTCATAATGGCGAGTCAACGTAATGTCACCGATCTCCGAAGGAGCGCAAAGAATCTCAGGGAACAATTTTCCACCGATATAGATTTTCTCAACGCTTGCCGTGATCTCACCACCGCTCACCTGAGCAAAGTAAGCGAAACCAGAACCCGCATCCGCCGTAACGGTAGGAGGGGTTTCAATGTTGCCGTCCGCTGACGGTGTGATCTCAGCGACAATCTGCCTCTGTGCAACTTTTGCCATGGTTACTTACTCCTGAATCAGACAACTGATGCTGTTAGGTTGGACTTGGTGACATCGACCTCAATCTGGTCGGCAACGCTAGACACCCGGATGCCAACCTTGGCCTTGACGAGACCACCAGCCAGCTGAGACAGCGGGTTGATTGCCTCATCGACCTGGACTGAATATCCGTAGTCAATGCGCTTTCCAGTGTTGTCGAACGACTCGAACAGACCGCCAGCAGTGCGGATCGGCTCAAGAATTGCGACGAGGCGAGCCTGAACCTTTGAGAACAGGCTGTTGCGACCGTCAATCGGTGAGAACACAAGATCCTCAAGAGCGGTCTCTGCACGGTCAACCACGTAGTTCAGCATCTCCCGAGCGGTGATGAAACGGTAGTTGTCCTCGTCGGTAGAGAGTGAACGAGCGCCATAGATGCGGGCTGCACCGTTAATGATGCGGATGCCGTTCACGCGGTGCTCATCAAGCGAATCGCTCTGCGACTTGCTGATTGCCTGCTGAACACCACTCACGAAGTTTGCGGTGGTGTCCGAACCGGCGTATGCACGCCACGGACCAGTGCCATTGTGCGCAACCGCACGCTTAGCGGCAACAAAACCCTCAGGGGAGATGGCTTCCACAGCGCCAGTGTCATTGGTGATTTTCACCCACGGGTAGTACAGTGCGCCGTACTCGGAGTGGGTATAGGCAGAGGCGTCGTCGCCATCTTCTTCAGCGCCAGCCAAGCTAATTCCATCATCAATTGACAGCAGAGCGACACGCTGGTTGTTGTACGAATGGTTCAACAGATCCTTCTGAATGGTTGAAGCCGAAGAATCGGAAGGATCAGTGGTTGAAGCGTTGCCTTGACCAGGGATCGCCACCGCGCCCGGACCAAGTTCAGCACCAAACGCCGTCAAACCCTTCGTAATCGCATAGGTTGATGAAACGTCTGTCTCGTCCGTACCAAAAGAGTACGATGAAGCGTTAATCGACGCTGAGTTCTCGTCACCGCCAGCGAAAGAGGTTGCAGCAACTACAATCAAAGCAGTGATGCCGCTGTCATAGCTCGACGTAACGTACTTGGCAGCAACAGCAGAGTTATTGATCTTGTTGTTCATCGTCGCAACGTCAGCACACTCACCGGTTGAATAAACCAGAACGTCAGAGAGATAAACCTTCAATGCGTGACCGCTTCCCAGCGAAACAATTTCGGCTTCCAAGTTGTCATCAGCCCAATCGCCAGCACCGACCGCCGTCAACGTGATGTCTCCACCCGTGACCGACAGGGTCGCCTCAGCCGTGGTTGCGCTTGCCCCCACAACACGCGACACGTAAACCTGCGCTCCGCCCTCTTCAAAGAACGTTTGAACCTGCTGATGCGTGTAAGCACCAGAAACGAATCCGCCGTACCGTGACTCGTAGTCAGCAAGACTGGTCACCAACTTCGCCGCGTCCGAAGGGCCACGCTCGGTGCGACCCACGATAAAGAACGTGGCGGTAGGTGAGATATTCGTGGTGGATGGTCCCGTGCGAACCGATGTGTTTACGACAATGCCTGGCATTTGTCTTCCTCCGCTGTGACGCTTTTGTCCCTAGTGGCTTATGAAATTATACCGAACGACTTTCGTACCTCTAGGAACTTTCATCGTCCGCTCCTTTATTGTCTCTTATTTTTGCTCTCCGTAGGGGAAGTACGGTGATTATAAGTCTTTCAGTAAGGGGAGCAGAGGATTCACTGTTGTACGGATCTCATCTGCCGAATCGGCAATATTCGCAACAGTGATCTGCTCGTTGATCTGGAGAGTGTAAGAAATATACGCTCCTGCCATGACTCGCTCGCCCTTGAGGAACGTCAGTTCTGAATACTCTTCACGAATTGAAGCCTCATCGATCATGACAAACAAGTTGTTATCGCCAGATTTTTTATCCAGACATGGAGAATCCAGCAAAGCCGCACGAACGACAGTGCTCAACCTGTCACGTTTCGCAGTGCATTGATCCGAGTCATCATCCTTGACCCAAACATATGTACGCATCGTGTAATTAACCTGATACTGCGGGTCAAAAATGGCGCTGTAATTTTCCCGTTCCAACCCATTCATTGAAATGGCAACCGTGATCAGAGTTGGCCACGAATCAATCGCAACCGGTTCGTACACCAAATACTTCACGGGATCAGGAAGATTTTCATCATCCAAATTCCACTCGTTACGGTACGTTCGCAGGCGAGAAGGCAAATCATTCTTCAAATACTCATTGACAAACGACTTAGCGTTGTAAGCACCCTGCATAGTCATCAGGTATCACCCCGAGAAACATACCGAGCCGACATTTCAGCCAGATCCCTAGAAAAACCTGGCGGATCATAAACAACCCTACGCGCAGGCATAAACCGCGTCCCATACTGATGGAACTTTGCGTACTCAACATCTGTTCCGAACTCAGCCGACAACGGGGTAATCGTGTTGGGAGCGCCACGCATGTTCGTCAAACTTGAGAACAACTTCCCTGTCCGACGCATAATTGGCCACGCATAGTCGCGCTTACGTGGATCCCAGCCGCCAGAAGGTAAACCGTTGGCCGTGAAGTTCTCAGCGTTTGCCTTTTCAAGCATCCCTCGAGCTTCACGAAACACAGGAGTGAAGTTCTTAGATCTGCGTGACATAGCACCCAGCCGAGCCATCACCTTCTTGGCATCACAACTGATGTCTAACTCAACGGACATTATGAAACCCGAACCCTCCGATGACGGCGAATTGATTGGATTTCTTCAGGAGTGAAACCTGTCGTCAGAGGAGCAACGTTCCTTGTCTCCAAATCCTTCAAGCCAACAACATCGTCATGCATGTTTTGCATCTCCCGAGCAGCGGCTCGCAGAATAAGCAACTTGAAGTGCTTCACATTCGGTCCGTCAAGACCAGCCGTGTAAGTGATGTCAATCCGGTCATTGGCAAACGTCCGGTAAATATCAATCCCGTAACGCTGAACAATGAAATCTCGCCCCTCGGTCAAAGTCTCGCTAGCAGACCCCGGAGTTGGGGCGGTGACCGTCAACGACGTAACAGACACAATAGGGGAATTGCGAACATACAACGTGTATGGCGGTTGCAGGAACGACATGACTTCGCCAGCCATTGTCTTGTCCATTGAGTAGTCGTAGAAAAACGAAGAGTTCGGGATTCCCAAGTTTGAAGGGGCAACCGTGTATTCCTCGGTGAACGACGTCTGTTCAATCGGTCGCCGAAGAATCGACTCCATTTCGCTTTGCAGACCATCCAGCACAAACTCGCAGGCATGCGACTGCCTGTTTGAAAACTTGATATCCATGTACCGCTCTACGTCGGTCTGCGTTACTAAAGCCATTTTGCCACCTCGGTAGGGCGCGACGATTACCCACACCGATTTTACATGGTGGAATGGTTTTAGACAGGCAAAGACGTAAAGTCGTCAAGGAATTTAGTGAAGTCAGTATTTCCAAACTGATCGTAAAGCTTCCAACGATCAGCCAACCAAATATGCGCCTCAGCGTGCGATACACCGTAACGACGCATATACCACGCTTTCAAGATGAACCCAGTTCGGCTACGTCCAGCATGACAATGCACAACAACTTTTTTACCTGAATCAAGCCAAGCGTCAATCGTGTCTACCGCATCCTTGACCGTGGTCTCTAGATGAGGGTTCGCCCCAACTGTGTCAATAATAAAATAGTTGCGCCGATTCTTGAACCTCTTCGTCAAAGAGCCCGTACGGCATAGGGAGATGAGATGGAAAGAATCATCATCGCACGACGCCACACCGGGAAGATTCGCAGCATACAACTCAAAGTTTTCGTCAAGCAGTTGAGGACCAGCAGCGGGTTCAAATCGAGTCAACTCATCAGGATTGGTGAACAAAACCCAATCATGAATAACGGAGTTGAGTTCGTCGTACCCCATGTGACCGAATTCTGTTCCAGGAATAACCCCGTTGACATTCGTGATCCACCTGGAAGGGATGGAATCAACCCCGTACAACGCGCCAGCGATAGCACCAGCAACAGCAGCGACAGTGTCTGTGTCTCCACCAATGTTGATGGTCTTGACGATTGCATCCTCAAACGATGACGTTGAACAAACAGCCCAAACCGCTTGAGCCAAACATGTGATGGCTTTCCCGTTCGTAGGTCCGTTCAACACAACTCCAGAGTCACGGAATCCAAAAACCATCCCAAGAGCCTCGTTGTGAAACTCACCAGAAAGATCATCAACAATACTGGCTAACAGTTCAGCCTCCGTTCCAACAGGAAAACTGTCGTTCTGCACCGAATCGTAAATCTTGTACATGATTGACGCCATCAGTAAAGATGCATCAACCGCATCGTCGTCCCAGTGAGTAAGTCGTGTCTGGGACTCCGAAAACCTCAAAACATCTTCAAGATTGAGTTCATCAAAATTACCTACAAAAGAAGCAATCATTGGACCAAGCCGCATAATGCAACCATTGCTTGCGCTGAAACCAGTTCTCTCGTGCTGAGCCTTGGCACCCAATCGGTAGTCGTGGTGAGACAGCGAGCCCCTCGTGGTGCTACCAACATCGGCTGCGGTCTTAGCCCAAGTTCTGTACATGTCGTAGAGGTGCGACAAGAAGTGATCGTAAGCATCGTCAATCTTGTTCTTAGTGCCAATGGCAAACGCTTCCGAAAACCTGTCATAGTTTTCGACAATTGCAGATATCCCGATTAGAGCCATCTGCGTGTCGTCGGTGAATTCGCCAGGACGCCAATTGAAAGCTCCGCCACCAATCATCTCGCCAGTTCCCGTCAGGACAGGCTCGCCCCCGAAACATTCCGAGTAGCGGTTAGCGGCACCAAACTCAAACGGTGCCCCTAAAGCATCGGCTACAGCCTGACCAAAAACAGTGCCAAGCAAAGCCTTCTCTTTGTCTCGTCTGCCAAAGAGTGTCTGCATGCTCTCCTCGTAGAAAAAGTCGTCGTAGTAATAACCAGTTGATGTCATGTCCCCATCATAGGGTGCGTTGACATTTTTTGCAACCTCAGTAAATGTACGGAGGCTTATATTTCTTTGTGATTTTTTTCCAAACGTGCTTCAAGCGCAGTTTTAAAATTTTCAACTTCACACTATTCTGCTTCCTAGATGGGCTTCAGCCAAATGGATATGAGAGTGAAACCCTGGATGCACGCCATCAAAAGCGTATGTCCAGACTTCCTCCCGCCAACAAAAATCCTCCGGAGTTGCCATACAACAATCAGTCGGATGCCCCACAGGATGAGGCTTTGAATCCAACATGCTCTTATGCAGCGGAGCATAACCAGGATACCTAACACCATTAGCCAGCATCATCTTATGAGTAGACGCTGCATACGTGGAAAGAACCAGAGGGATCCCCGTAGCCCACGAAACCAGACTCAACATGTCCAACGCCATCATGTTCTCACGAACAATCATTGCCAACGGAGGCTGACGATCAGTGCCATCAGGAGACTCAATCCGCACGCCATTCCTCTTCGCCTCATGCGTAAAAAAGTTCGCGGTGTCAGGGTCGTACCAAATAGCAGACTCCTCATAATCGTCACCACCTCGACGCACTTGAACCCACCCACGATGAATATCAGGCAAGCACAAATGAATTTCCTTAGGCCACCCAAACCTGTCAATGTGCGAAAACACCATGTAGACAATCTTTGAGATACTTGCGCCCGGTTCACCAACGACATTCACGTACTCTGTGTCGTAACGGTTGTCCCTCAAGATATGTGGCCAAGTTTCCCTGAAGCTCAATCCAAACCCAACAGTCACAGAGCAGCCTGCACAAAGAAGGTCAGGGTTCTGAACGAACTCCGTCCCATGGAAGCCGTGCGAATTGACCCGATAAGACAGGTCGCCCATCGGCGCATGCCAATCTTCTCCATTAGTGAACTTCTCATCTCCAATGAAGTAGCAATTTTCCTCTTTGAAGTGACGCTGCTCGTCGTGTTGAGGAAAAAAGAACGAACCAGCCAAACGTGTTGCCCCATAATCAACACCGTCAACATCTGTTGGGTCAACAAATGGAAATTTGCGTAAGAATTCTGAAATCATATTTTCCGATCTGGTCGAGTAACGGCATCCAAATCCGTCGGCTCAAACTTTGTTCCCTCATGCCAAGCACTTATGTCTCCGTACTGACTATCAGATATCTCTTCACCGGTCAACAACTCAGCCAAATGTAGATGCATGTGAAAACCTGGGTGCGGGTAAAACCGATCCCACTTGATGTCAAGCCCGTAGTCCCACATTTCGTCCTGCCACTTTGACTGTGGTTTTTTATCGCAACACTTTGTTCGGGAACCGATAGGAGTTATCTCTCCGGGGTACCCCCAGTTTGCGTAGCAACGCTCATTTTCTTCATGAGCAATGTCACCCCAAGTCCTACTTGGCTTCATCAAAAACAGCGGAGGTGGAACAACCTCCGGATAGTCAATCAGCCTTAGAGTTTTAAAAGTGTGAGACTCCCAACTTGAGAGACGCAACTCAATGCCCATAGCGTCACACAACATCGCTAGCACTTCAATCATGGACAAGTTGTAGTTGGCAACAATGTCTAGCGGGATGATTGACTTGTTCTGGTCAATTGATAGGTACGAAAAAACTTTGTTATTGAAGTCGATGTAGTAACCGTTCTCGGCGTAGTAAGTGACTTTTCCGCCGATCCATTCACGATTCCTTTTATTGCTGACTTTTTCAGGAGCAGGAAGTGGGCCAGTATAACGGTCAAGGGGTGGCACTAAGAAATATATTGACCTTGGAAAACCGTACTTACGGATGTGATCCATGGCTGCGTAAACCATGAACGCTGCCGATTCTCCAGGAGTCCCAATATTGTTCACGCTTTTACCAAAAACGTGACTAACTATGTTTGGCCAAGAAAAATTATGTGCCAAACCAATACCGCTAGTAACGGAACAACCCAAAGTCAAAACATCTGGGTTTGAGACAAAATCCTCGCCATGCATGTTGTCTGAATTGACTTTGTAAATCAAACCTGGAAGTCGATTATCGGGATTGCCGTCAGACGGAAACCCTCTGTGCCATTCACCTCCCCAACTCCACCTGATGCCAGTTTCCTCGTCCAACACGACATCATCACCAAAGTGGGAGTTGGAAAAATTCGGATACCCGTGAAACCGAGTTCTACGCAGTAAGTGCAACGGCGCAGAAAAATGGCGGTCGTCTCCTAAAACAAAATCTTCGTAAGCGTCCCAAGAAGATTTGTCATTCGCATCAAGAAAAAAGTATTCGTGCGGATACCTGCCAGACGACTCACTCACGGCAAAACCCAGTCACAATAGAAACTGAAGGATTATTTATCTTCCACTGCTCAACATCCGCAAGATCGTTTATCAACGGCTGATCGCGGACATTGAGACTTGTGTTCAATAAAACAGGAACCCCAGTGTGCTCGTACCACCGAGTCAACAACTCATACAACTCAAAGTGCTGATACGGGTTTACAGTCTGCACACGAGACGTTCCATCAACATGGACAACAGCAGGAATCAAATTAGGTCTCTTGCACTTGACGGCATACTGCATGTAAGGCGAAGGTCTATCTAAATCAAACCAATCGTACGCATAATCCTCCAACACAATCGGAGCAAAAGGTCGGAACTGCTCACGGAGCTTCACCTCATTAACCTTCTCCTTCATTTCTAATGTTCGAGGATCAGCAAGCAGACTTCTGTTTCCGAATGCGCGTGGACCAAACTCTGCCCTCCCGGCAGCAACCCCAACCACACCCTCATCGCGCAACTTCTCAAAAGTTGAATTGATAGGTAAAGCAGAACCTATCTGATGCCCCAGATAAGGACCCTTCCATCGCACGTGGTCATTGTGAACCGCCAACGCAGCACCCAAACTTGAACCAGCGTCACCAGGGTTTGGCATTATCCAAATGTTTTCCCACATTCCCAATAACTTGGTGTTGGCTGAACAGTTGAGGGCGCATCCACCCATGAAAACAAGATTTTGAGATCTGCTTTCACGTCGAACTCGCTGCATGAAACCGACCATGCGCTGCTCGTAAACAGCCTGCACTGCGGCAGCAAGATCAAACCTGTCTTGTTCGCTCTCTAACGGGTAATTCCAACCCTCAACACCAGCATGAAAACTTTTGACCTGGATTTCCGGGTCAGGAAAATATTCGGCTACCGCATCAAAAAACCTGTCCTTGTCTCCATACCCAGCCATACCCATCAGGATGTATTCATCAAAACCTGGCTTCAACCCGACAAGAGCAGTGAAAGCCGAATAAAAAAGACCGAAACTAAACGGAACTTTGTATGCCATTTTTTTCCTGATGACACCATCACTCGCATGCCAAACTGTCGCCGTATCAAATTCGCCAATCGCATCCAGCACAACAATTGTTGCATCGTTGAACGGCGAGGTGAAATAGCCAGCGCAAGCATGGCTGTAGTGGTGAGAGATTTGGATCTCTTTGGGTAATGAGTTCTTAAACTTTCTTTTGTACAAATGCTTGTACTCGCCGTTGATTCCGCCGTACAGCATTCGGCGTAACCGCTTCCTGTTTCGACGCTCAAAGTAAGCCACTACGTCAGGGTTGCCATACGACAGAGCTTCTTCAATCAACTCTGGAGCTAACTCAAACGTATTTTTTTGTTTGTTGTATCTCTCACTATGAGCAGCGAAAACTATTTCACCGTTATCAACAACGCTGACGGCAGCATCGTGACTTGAATCATTGATACCTAAGATCCTCATCGGTAGTCCGGAGGGAGGAAGTCTGAGTCAAGTTCGGACATGACTTCTTCAGGCAAGAAGTCCAAAATTTCACTTGAATTTGCGAACCTCTTCCACCAGTCTCGGGGAATCTGTGGAACCAAGTTATGGACAATCGTTCGCGAGTATGGCCAGAACGAAGTCTGTACGTACCTAGCGCCAGATCGGACTGTCGCCACGCCGTGCAAATAGTGATGAGAAGCAGGAAAAGCTACAAACATTCCAGGTTCAGGATTAATATCTTTCTTGAAGTGCGGAAAATAAATCTCTCCACCTTCAAATTCGTCGTTGAAGTAAAGAACAGCCGCGACGTCATACTGGTGAAGACTCAAAGGTCCAGTCTCAACAGCCGCCGGTCGAATAATCAGTTTCCCATCTGGATGCCCAACATCCGAATGCGCAGACTGGTAGTCACCAACAACCCACTTACGCAACGCCATATTTACAGGCTGGGCAAGAGTCTCCCCAAAGAAACCTTCAAGTGTTTCTTTCTTTCGTAAAGCAATACGTTCGTACGCCTCATAAATGTCCGCATACTCGGGCGAACCTTTAAACTCCGTTATGTCACGAGCGTAGTGCTGACGCTCGGTAAAATCGGCATGAGCAACCTGTTCCCACTCGCACCGATTCTCAAAAAAATTTTTGAAAAGAGATAGTTCTTCTGGTGTCAGGAAGTCTCGCACCACAAGCAATTGAGGTGCGTCGCTCATCAATCGTCCTCTGAACCTTCTTCAGATTCGGTCAATCCGTCCTTGTAGGCGTGGATCAAGAACTGTGCCTGACGCTCAAAAGTGACTGGATCAAGAGGGAACGGCAAATCGACCTCAATGTGTCCCAAAATTTTGTACACCATCAGACTGTTTTCAATATCTGCCTTGAAAGGCAGCATCAGCCGAAGATAGGTGCCGTCCCACATCGCCATATAAGTCTCGTCCTCGTCCATCGTGAGAACAACTGTCTGGGCATGCTTGGCACTACTCAGAGCAGAGACTTGATCGGTGTCTACAACTGGAATTTCTGAACCGGTATCACTCATAGTGGTGAGCATACAACACCGACGAGTCAAGAAGCGTCATTGACCAAGTGACGGTCAACTTTTTCTCGCCATCTAACCTTACGACTCCACGATTCACCAAGAATTCCCCCATGAGTATCCATGACAATCGTTTTGGCTCGAGTCCAAAAGTGCGCCGACATGTATCTTTCACCCGCCAAAATCTCGTTGACGCCGTGACCGTAAAACTCTGTGCAAGGAAAAACTGCGAGCATCCCTGGTGTCGGTTTGATTGACACGTCACCATCCAGGAAAGTTATTTCACCACCGTCAAAATCATCGTTGTAGTACAGAACAGTAGCGACGTCATGAAACGCGATAGGCATAGCTGACTCTGGCTCGTCGCCGTGCGAACGAATATCAACGACGCCGTCACTGTTGGCGTGGTCAAAATGCGTGTGCTGAAAATACCCTTTCACCCACTTCCGAAAAAATAATTGCGAACCGACGACGAAATCTTCCGCAAAGAAATCCTCCACAACATCGCAGATTGAAGACACCAAAAATTCTTCCCTCTTGTAGAAACCTTCAACACCACGAAGAAACTCCTCATTCATTACGAAATGAGGGGGCTGATATCCGACAGCGCTGTCCTCCTCGTGCCTGAATGCCCCTGTCTGCACCCAAAACTCGTCTCTGCGCACCATCCCCGACCAGAAATCAAGTTCATCTCCCGACAAAAAGTTCGGGTACACCCTCAACAGGGGCAAACGGTCGTCAACGACTTCACTCATAAAAAAACTCGCTCGTCTGCAAGGCAACTGGAGGAGAACTCTTCAACCAAACATTCACCACCATAACCTGCTTCACTCCATCAGTGACAGGAGTTGTCTCATGCAGGCGGTGACCAGCATCAAACACAACCAACCGATTAGGTTTGTAAGCAATTCTTTCACGGTTCTCAATGGGAGAAGTTAGAGCGTCAACAACCTCACGCTCCAGTTGATTCTCTCCTTCCGCTAAACCCTTTTCGTGGATCTCCAAATACCCGCCACGCGCTTCAGAGAACCCGTACCAAACACAGCCGATAGCAGGGCCATGGAAGTACTTCTCGGCACTGTAACGAAACGTGTCCTCGTCAACATGGATGCCTAGCCACTGCCCTGGGCTGAACGATCGAGTCCAGTATTCAAAACCAGCGACGTCCTTCTCGTCAAAACCCAGATACTCAGAATTACGCCAAATCTTTTCAATAACTCTTTTCTTCAGGGTGTCAGCCCTGCTGTTCTCCCACCCATCCCAAAACATGTACGGCGCGTAGCAGTCTGCCTGCTCGTAATGAAATTCGTTGAGCGTCGCACCCAGATTCCCCCCACCCATCGCTTCAGGGAAGAAAGATGAGTCACCCAAGATTTGTGCCGTCAAGTCTGGGTCAGTGATGAAATTGTCCTTGACGAAAAGCATTCACCCATCTTATTGCAGTTCCGACAGAGCCTCAATGAAGTTGCTATGATCTGCCTCATGACGAACATCAACATTGAAGCAGTGATCAATGACCTCGCAGAGCAGGTGAAGAAGCTCACCGTTGATAACGCAGTGCTTCGCGCCGCCCTGTCTCAGATGCAAGAGCAGGCTGCACAAGCGGCTACCATGCCTGAGCCTTCCCTGCCTGAACCTCAAGAAGACCTGTCTCAAATTCCCTGAGACTGAATAGGTCGTTCGGTCGAGCGAAGATGCGGGAGTTGTTGCTTTCTCTAACAGCAACAACCTTTATCGGCATGCCCGACAATCAGAAGATATTTGGTTGCGAACCCTGCATGTCGGTGTGGTCTGGCGAACCGCTGTGTTTCCTTTGTGGCGCAAAATCAATAACCATCGCTAAACCGTTAAATGTGAATGGGATGATTATTCAAACGCCTAGAAACAGCATGATGCTAAACGGCACCCACTACATTGACGACTCACAAATTATTGACTTAGTTAAAAACGCTCTAAAATACATCTAACCCTACAAAAAACAAGGGCGACATAAACTTGGTGCATGATCGTCGTCGGCACAACACTCACAACCTTTGCAATGAGCAAAGAACCAACATGGTCGTCATGGCTCAAAAACGCTGAAAAACTCGTAGCCAACAGTCCAGAAAAACTTCAGTTCTTCGCATCAATTGAAATTGACGCACGAGGAATTGACTTCTTCTCCCCCCTCACAAAACGACTTGAAGAAATAGGTGGAGAACACTGGACATTCACACTCGACGACAAACGAACAGAGGTAACCGGAGCTAACCGAATCAGACACATCACAACCGGCAGAAACATCGTTCACGATTACGCCATTGAACAAGACGCAACACACATCCTGTTCCTTGACGCCGACATGATGCCACCCGACGACACCCTGCCCAAGCTCCTAGAGATGGAACACCCAATCGTCGGAGGGGAAGTCCCCACCTACTGCCTCAACGGTCCAGTCGTAGACAAATACCCATACCCAGTTCAATCCCACATGAACACCGCCGGATTCCTGCTTCTTGAAAAACAAGTATTTGAGCGCATCAAATGGCGTGGAGACATAAACCTCACAGACGACCCATGCTTCCATCGTGATGTAGTTGACTTCTTAGGCTTTGACACCTACGTACGAAAAGACCTTGTTGGGCAGCACTACCCTCGCCACGTCCCCTCAATAACCAGGCGTGGCTACGACATGACAGTAGTCAGAAACGCTTAGATTCAAATAACTTTCGGTCTTCGTCAGTCAAAGCAATCAACTCAGGAAACATATTTGTAGTTGCCGAACCCTCATGCAGCACCGGAGCACCAACTGCAATCCCAGTCTTGTAACCACATTTGTTCATGCTTTTGAATAACTCGTCATCCCCGTACCACAAGTTGTAGCGCTCATCAATGTACGGAACCGTATCCATGCATGACGTTCGGACAATAAACGCGCAACCCCAAATTCCGCCATCCTTGTAAGTGCCTTTCGTCTGCCTAAACCCGGCACCCCTATCAACACCGTCTTCAAGGCGACGCCGGTAATTGAGACCCACCACTCCAATAGAGTCATCACCACTAAGAACATCCAAAGCCACATCAATTGACTCCGAGTGCAACTCAATGTCGTCATTCAGCAAAACAACTGCATCAAATTGTTCATCCTTCGCGATCCTCAAAGCGTCGTTCCACATCCTGTAGAACTTCCACCCTCTGGCATCAACCACATTGGCTAGACCAGACAACTGTCCAGACTCGTCAACCGGGTACCCATTGTCATGAACCACGATGTCGCCATGCCCATACAACCTCAGACCCTCAACAAGCGTCAAGAGTTCAGCGATTCGAGATCTACTAGGGATTGCTACAAGATGACGCATTATATGAATTAAGACAGTTTTATTGCACGGACATAAACATCGCCATGACGTCGATCAACAACCAACTCATCCATAAACCAGCGCGATGCTCGCATGTCTAACTTCAACTTTTCAACGTCAACGTTTTCGTAGAACTCTTCAGGTCCCGGATCGGGAGCGCCCCACGCGCTATGAGGTCGCCGAGGATCAGTAGCAGCAGTGAAAAGCAGCACCCCGTTCGCCCTCACAGCCATGTTGATATTTGACAAAATTGGTTTGTACTTATCTGGCGGCAAATGTTCAAACATCTCAGTACAGATCGCCATATCCCACTCACGATCAGGAACCCACTCGGCAGCGTCGCAAACGATGTCCACGTCATCGCCTTCTACGAAATCAACTGCCGTGTACTCGACTCCAGGGAACAGGTCACGAGGTGTGCCGTTATTGTTTCGTCCCCCTATATCAACAATTGACGATACTTTTCCCACCTTGCCAACTTGTTTTGACAGCCACGACCAAGCTTCGGGATGCATTACTCGCCTTTCCAGACAGTCGTGTTCGGACCTGAATATTCGGCAGGTGCATTAGGTGAATAAAAATACACTGCGAGACTTCGACGTGGGGAGTCAGCGTTCCATGGCACCGGATGACCATGCGATGACACAGCAGACGTAGCAAAACAGCCCAGTTGATTGAAAACTGGTGGAACCACAACTTCCATATCGTCACCCAAGTACAAGGCTCCACCGTGACTTTCTTCCCATCCTTTATTCAAAAAAAGCAACATATTGATGCGTCGATACAAGCCCGTGTCTGGATGATGCGTGAAATCCGTGTGCATTGCGAGACGAGCACCTCGGGGGGAGCAATGCAGTCCACCGCCATATGTTGAACCAATCAAGTCAGGGATGCCGAAACTGTCACCAACAATTTTTGCCATTTCGTCTGAGGTCATCACCTCAAGAACCTCGGCTATCAGTTCTGGCCATCCGCTCGGATCAGACATCTCCATTTTGCCTGCTTCATGGGATTCACTGTACCTACGCCAATGTTTGTCTGAATTTGCGGGAAAACAATCCAATACGGCGTCAAGAACAGATTCTGAAAAAAGACCATTAGCGGAAATGTGCGGAAAAGGATCGTTTCCGACCACCGGCATTTCACCAACGAAGAAATCTTTTATTTCCATGCCACAAGAGTAGCGCATAAAGTAACTGCCCCTGAACTAAAATGGTGCAATGGCTGTGCCCTATCCTGCAAACCCGAGCGCTGGTGACATTTTCACTATCAGCAACGTGTCTTACTACTACAACGGGTCTGATTGGGTTCTTCTAGGTTCAATAACCATTGACCCTGCGCTTACTGCTGTCCAGTCAACTGGAACAGTGACAATTGACAATCTGGTTGTTACAGGAACTCTCACCGCAGATGTTGACGTCACATTTGACACCGACACCTTTTTTGTTGACTCAGACCTAAACAGGGTGGGCATTAACCAGCAAAACCCCTCATACGAACTCGATGTCACTGGAACCGGACGGTTTACCAGTGGAATAATTGGAAACCTGACCGGAAACGCAAGCACGGCAACAACTCTAGAAACTGCTAGAACAATAAATTTAACCGGCGTCGTATCTGGATCCGTATCTTTTGACGGATCATCAAACGTTTCTATTTCAACATCTTTAGAAACCATTACAAGCGATGTCACTATTTCTGGTAGTGATCCGCAAATAAAATTCAACGACACCACAAGTGGCGCAGACGACTTCTGGATTCACATCAACTCAAATAACTTTTACATATTAGCCGACCGTGGTGACGATGACGCTTGGGAAACCCCTCACCCACTACAGCTTGAAGCAGATACCAACCGCTCATACACATTCGGGAATCGTATTCTGACTGTTGCAGACGAAGGCACGGGAAATGGTCTTGACGCCGACACCGTAGATGGGGTTCACGCATCAAGTTTTGTAAGCACGACGTATAACTCAACTTTGAACAGCGACAGTCGTAACAGTCGCGGTCCAACCCGCCTTTTCCGGCGAGACGAAAACAGCGATTTTTCCGTACAAACATATTGGACTGGATCTAGATGGCGTTTGTACGGATACAACGGTGACACACCTTATGCCGACACACACGTCGGCTATGCCGATTCCGCTGGTAACGCCGACACCACGGACGGGCTTCATGTTCACGGTGGTAGGAATAACGAGGCGAACAAGATTGTCCGTACAGATGGTAATGGTTACATCCAAGCAGGGTGGATCAACACCACCTCTGGCTCAACGACTAACACACTCACCCGTATCTACGCATCGAATGATTCGTATGTGAGGTATGTCACCCCAGCGACGCTTAGGTCGCAGGTGGTAGATGGGCAAGCGATTTACCCGTCTGGTGTGGGAACCAACCAGATGACATCAACAAGGGTTGTCAACAATTCAGCGTACGACTATATGCCGATCCAGGCATTCAATAGCGCCACTAGCGGGGGCGCAACTACTGGTGTGGCTTTCCATATCGCTAGCCGCATGGCTCCAGTTATTAGAGCTTGGACGGGGGCAGGTACTGGACTTGATGTAGGTAATTTTGATGGTAGTGGATATGAGTACATTGGTGCATCATCATTCCCTGTTCGATCTTCTGAACGGTACAAGAAAAATATTGCGGCTCAGCCGGATGAAGAGATCATCCCTAACTCTTTGTCACTCCTGTCCTGTAGGACCGTGAAATTTGATGACAACTATGACAGTGGATATTGGGATGAAGACGAGCAAACATGGAAAAGTTATGATGTTTGTGATTGCCCTGACTGCGAAGATTGCCAAGCGGTAAAGAACAGTACACTTCAAAGCAAGCACTTCAATCGTAGAGGAATGATTGCAGAGGAGCTAGCCGAGGTATGCCCTCAGGCTGTTCACGTTGACGCAGAAGGCATCCCCAACGGAATTGACTACGCAGTACTCACCGTAGAACTACTCGACACCGTCAAACTTCTAGTCCTGCAATGCGAGAACCAAGAACGTCGCATCGCAGAACTAGAAGCCCAATGATCAACGAATCGGGCAGGCACCCGTAGCGCACTCGTTCGGATCCAACTCCGTACCAGACGCATCAAGCACCAACGGCTGAGAGAAATCAACCTTCGCCAACATCGCCTCATAATCTTCCTTCGAGATTTCCTCGTAAGGGGCCAGAGGGAAGTTGTGGTCACTGTGCAGCAAGAACGACACCGACTTCACGCCGTTCGTGTAATTCTCTGCAAGCCATTCCTTGATCTCCGGCAACTCTTCCTTGCGGTAATACACAGTCACCGACACAGCGTTGTCAGCCCAATCGGTCTGCATCTTCTTCACCCACTCCAACTGCTCCACAGCAGTCATGTCAGCAGCCAAAACCGCGTTCTCAGGTGATTCGGCAGGGAACTCGACCACATAACGGGTCTTGTCCTCTTGGCCATCAATGCCGACATCCCACTTGACGGGATAACCGCGACGACGACATGCCTCAACCAAAGGGTCAGCAGCACCGAAGCGGACACGACGAATGTAGTAACGGGCAAACGCCGGATGCACACCAGGAGTGTTGCCAGGCAACAAAGCCAACGTGCCAGAAGGCTGAACCGTGGTCAAACGCACACTCTCAGAAAAACCATTCTCCTTTGAGTACTTGGCATCCAACTCGCGCAACGCAACATACGTCGGGTCAAGCCATGACAACTGATCCTCAGTCGCCTGCAAAATGCCGGTAACCGACTGACCAAGACGAGCGTTCTTCTTCACGATCTTGTTCGTCTTCTCGTACGGATACTCCATCCGAGTGATCTGCTTCTGACACATGTACAACAGACGACTGATTTCTTTCATCTGCTCTTCCGAATCAATGTTCGGCAAGAAAATCGTCGCCAAGTTACAAGACTCACCATCGCCAAGAGCAATCTCGGCGCAAGGGTTGTAACCCTCAATCGTGTTATCCGCACGACGCTCACCGAGACGACCATACTTCCGTGCAAGACCACGGTTCACCAGACCGTAAGGCTCACCCGAACCGTCATAGCCATTCCAAACTTCCGGCATGATCTCATCCCACGAATCGGCATAGATCGAGTTGTTTGAGTTTGCACGCCACGCAGGAATCTGACCAGTCGCCCAGTTCTTGGCACGCAAGAACAACACGTCATCAGGGTCACCAATGGCGATCTGTGCAGAACGACGAGACGAACCCGACACAACAATTCGCCCGATGATGTTGCAGATATCCAGAACATCAATTGAACGAAGCTTCTTGCCAACTCGGGCATCCATCACTTTGCAGATGTCCTCAATGCCATCAATCAGAGCACCAGGACCTGACGCAGTACCACCGAACGTCTTCAACGGTGCGCCGAACTCACGGATCAGCATCGTGGAATACGAGAACGACTTGCCGGTGTAGAAGTACGACTTCAGCACGCTGTGCAGCATGCGCGACCAGCCATGACGCGAATCGGGAACAATGATGTCGGCGTCGTTGGTGCGCTCATGGGTGATGGAAACTCCAGCCTTCACCTTCGGAAGTTCATGAATCTTGGCTCGCTCCACGGAGAAGCCAACACCGCCACCGAGCATCAGGTGGTCAAAGAGGAACTCAAAGTCTTCAACTTTTTCAATGTTGACGAAGTAGCAGTTGTTCAGCGACGCTGCGTTGAACTTCTGAACCAGAGGGGTGCCCAACTGCCACAAAGCGCGACCTGAGAACGAGCAACGCAGATTAAACATGTGGTCAAACAGTGTTTCTGCTTCTTCTTGGGTGTACGGAACACCAATTTCAACAGCGCCGTTGATCACACGCTGAATGGTTTCTGGCCACATTTCGTTACGTCCGAGGTAGTCAATCGGGCGGCTATAGGTGCGGAGATACACGATCTCTCCTAAGCCGCCAAAACCCCAAGGAGCCTGCTTTGAGGCGTACTTAGCTACGTGGTCGTCAGTGATATACGTCATTTTTTCTTTCCCCTGAGCCGGAATTAGTTGGTAATTTAGATAAGCCCCAGCTCGCGTGCCTTGCTGAGTGGAATTTGTGACCCAGCGGCAGCGGCTAAAACTTTTGCTTTCGTAAACGGAGTGATTTGACGTTCGACTATTACATCTTGGTCAACGTGAATTGTTTGCTCGTCTTCCATTGACGGAACGTCGCCAAGCCCCCAGATTTTCACTGGTGGCCCGGAGTCACCGGGGCAATCCCCGTTTGGGTCTCCGCATACAGGGCACGGGTTTCTATCAGCACTAAGCAGGCGGGCACCCGCAACGTGTGTTTCGGTACGTCCGAAACTGAAATCCGCATCCATTAGAAGATGGTACACCATCACTGTGGGTGGGGTCAGTCACAAATCGCATGAAAAACACAAAAGGCACCCTTTTCAGGGTGCCAATTGCGTGAACTTTTCGTTCAGTCAGAGCGAGATGTCTGAAGGAGAGGTGACCGAGGTCGTCTTCAGAGTGAATTCGCTTTCAGCAGGAATCCGGTAGCGATCCTCACTCTGAAGAGCACGGTACTCAGCCTCCATAAGGGCTTCGTACTCTGCGGCATAACGATCCTGAAGGACAGCATGAGCACGACGTCGCGCCTCGTTGCGGAGACGATTCTTGACCTTCGCCACTTCTGCCCTATGTTGACGTTGCTGCGGAGTCAGCGTCGCTGGGCGACCACGACGGATCCCCTTCTTTGAAGCCGACAACTTCTGAAACTCTGTAATTTCCATGTTAGCCCCTTTCGTGAGCTAGTTGTTTGTTAGTTACTGCGCGTCGGAGCGCAATCAGGAATCTAACCCTCGTATCAAAGACTGACAACCTCTGCGTCAAAAAAAAATTCTTGACACATCCGACCAAACACCTGTACATTCTGTCCAACACACGAAGGGAACGCATGTTTGATTTCATAGAGCAACAAGATTTTGAGCCACTAACCGAGGAAACCGCAACGTTCCTAGTGGAACTGGCGATCGACTTAAAGACTCAAGCCGCCGAGTTACCAGAACAGTTCAGGGCAACGTCAGAGATTGCAAGCAACAACCTCATGAGGTTGACAGCGATGAC